TCTGCAGTATTCAATCAGATACATGAAGGACAATTATATTTTAATTCAACAACAAACACTTTTAAAGAAACAATAACAGATGTATCTAGTGGAACATGGTCTAGTGGTGGTAATTTAAATGAAGGAAGAAACGCAGGATCAAGTGCTGGAACACAAACCGCAGCTTTATTTGCTGCTGGAGATCCAGTATCAGCAGGAACAACTGATAGCACAGAACTTTATAATGGAAGTTCATGGACAGAAGTAGCAGATTTAAATACAGCAAGAAGAGAAACTGCTGTTGGATTAGGTCTAACAAATACAGCAGCTTTATGTGTTGCAGGTAATCCCCCTATAACTGGAATAGTAGAATCTTGGGACGGTAGTTCTTGGACAGAAATTGCAGATTTAAATACTTCTCGTTCTCATGGAGGATCTTCAGGTTCTCAAACAAGTGCATTAGCTTATGGAGGAAATGATCCACCTTATAGAGCATACACTGAATCTTGGGATGGTAGTTCTTGGACAGAAGTTTCAGATTTAAATACAGCTAGATATGGTGGTATGTTTTCTGCAGGTCAAAGTAATTCATCAGCCATAACTGCAGGAGGATATAGCACTGGTTATCTCGCAATTACAGAAACTTGGAATGGTAGTTCTTGGACTGAAGTTGGAGATTTAAATGATGGAAGATATGGTTTAGGTAGCTCCATAAGTGGATCTACTACATCTGCTTTAGCTTTTGGAGGAGACTCACCTCCAGCGACAGCTAATACAGAATCTTGGAATGGATCAGCTTGGACTGAAATTAACAACTTATCAACTGCTAGAAGTCAACTAGGTGGTGCAGGTTCTTCTGCCGTTAGTTCTTTAGCATTTGGTGGAGGACCCAATCCTGTTGCTACATCAACAGAAGAATTTACAGCAGGTTTAGGTAACAAAACAATTACAACGAGTTAATTATGGCAACGTATAAAGAAGTAAAAGGCGTAACAGTACAAACACTAAGTGAAGATCCAGTTGTTGGAGGAGCTGCTGGAGGATCTTGGGCATCTGGTGGAACTATGAATAATTCAAGAGCGGGTTCTGGTGGAGGTCTTGGAATATATACTGCTGCAATTGTTGCAGCAGGAGGAAATCCAGCTGAAACTACTACAGAACAATATAATGGATCAAGTTGGACTGAAATTAATGATGTTAATACTGCTAGAAAATCTCCAACGGGATCTGGAACTACTACTGCAGGTTTAGCATACGGGGGAGTTATTAACCCAAGTAGCGTAATAGCAAATAATGAAAGTTGGAATGGTTCAAGTTGGACAGAAGTTAACGATTTAAATACTGCAAGAGGTCTTGGTGCAGCCAGCACTCAAGGAACCTCTACAGCTTCTTTAATGATATCAGGACAGACAACTCCTACTAACATGGTAGCAAACACAGAATCATGGGATGGAACTAATTGGACAGAAGTAAACGACGTAAATACTGCAAGAAGAAGCGGAGGAGGTGCAGGAACTCAAACAGCGGCTCTATATTCTGGTGGTGGTCCTGGTTCATCAACTGCTACAGAAATATGGAATGGATCTTCTTGGACTGAAACTGCAGATCTTAATACTGGAAGAAACGAGGCAAGTGGTTCAGGAGAAAGTAGCTCAGATGCATTATATTTTGGTGGAGGACCTGATATAGCTAAAACAGAATCTTGGAATGGCACAAGTTGGACAGAGGTATCTGATTTAAGCACTGGAAGAAATTTTTTAACTGGAATAGGAACAGGTGCTAATTCTATAGCAGCTGGTGCTGAAAGTCCAACACCAGCAAGAAATGTAACAGAGGAGTGGGCAACAGCACCTGTAACAGCAGCTATTTTAACAGAAGGTGATTTATTTTTATCTGGAGGCACAACCTTAAAAGGTTTTGGAAGAGCGGCTGGGATACCAAGCACTAGTTGGGCTAGTGGTGCTGACTTAAATACAGCAAGACATTATTTTAATGGTTCAGGTATTACATATAATACAGCTATTGTTTATGGTGGTATGGCTGGATCATCTTACACTGGAGTGACAGAAAAATATAATGGTAGTGCGTGGACAGAAACAGGAGATTTAAATTCTGCTAGATTTATGTTGGCAGGCGCAGGTACTCAAACCGCATCACTTGCTTTTGGTGGTGCTCTTGGACCATCAGAAACTGTGCAATCGGTTAATGAATCTTTTAATGGTTCTAGTTGGACAGAGGTAGGAGATTTAAATACTGCTAGAAAACAAGTAGCAGGCATAGGAAGATCAGGAACTACAGCTGCTTTATGTGTTGGAGGCAATGCTCCTCCAGGAAGACTTGGAGTAAATGAATCATGGAATGGCACAGCTTGGACAGAATTAGGAGATTTAAATACAGCTAGAAATGCTTTAGCAGGAGCAGGAAATCCGTCATCAGCTTTGGTTTTTGGTGGAGAAGCACCACCTCACACAAATGTAACAGAAAAATGGGATGGATCTAGTTGGACTGAAGTAAATAATTTAAACACAGCAAGATATATATTAGCAGGAGTGGGTCCTGATAGTAACTCTGCGTTAGCTTATGGAGGACTTACAACTACAGATATTGCAAACACAGAAGTTTGGAATGGAACATCGTGGACAGAATTAAATGATTTATCAACTGCAAGAAGGCCAGCAGGGTCAGGAACAACAAGTTCAGCTTTGGCTTCTGGAGGAGGACCGCCTTCTGCAGCTACAACCGAAGAATTTGAAGCTGAGGCTACATTATCCACAGTAACCGTATCATAGACTTGACCTTTATATAGAAAGGTATATAAAGATATTAGAATGAATAAAGGAGACAGAATGTCAAAAGAAAAACGTAATATAGCTACCAAGTTAGAAACAGAATCAAAGTATTTAACAAACATCCTAGATAAAGATGATGTTAAAAATTTTAAGAAATTAATACCCGAATTACAAGATACATGGATGAAGAAACAAATGTTTCGTACAGAAACAGAAATGAGATTCTCTGTGTTATCTGATAATAAATATCCAACGAAAGCTGCAAAGTATTGGCAATCTGTGAGAGAGCAGAATACACACTTTGAAAATTTAGTTCATCTATCATTTGATGCAAGAAAAAATGAAGTTGAAATAAAGAAATTACAAAGAGATATTAAAAAAGAAAAAGATTCATTAGAGAAAGAACTTAAACAAGTTGAGCTAGAAGAAAAATTATATGCAAAAGCACAAATGGAATTAGTTGCTAAACATAGAATGAGAGAAGTAGCAACTTGGTCTAAACTTAAAAAAGAGTTTCACGATGGTTCTTTTGATGATAGAGACGTGAATACGCACCAAGCTAAATCATATCTATTAAGATTCCAAAGACAGAAAGAAACAATAACTCCTGGTACAACACAACCAGAAGTATTTAACATATTAGGGCAATTAGAAGCTTTAGAAAAAGGTTTGAAAGAAAACACTTTATCTTTAGATGCCAAGAAAACTAAAAAATTAAAATGAAGTTTGATTTTGTCTATTTAGGGCAAACAGTTTTAAAATATGAAGTCCCTTTAGAAGTTTTTGTAGGTCTTAATGAGATCTATGAAAAACAAAAGAAACAATTACCAAAAGCAAATAAACAATTAGTAGGTAAGATACAGGATGAAGTGTCTTTATATTATTCAGGTCCTAACAATGATAAGATGCACCAACATTCTTTTTTACCAGCCGACATCCTTAAATGGTTTATGTCTATATTTGATCACTACACAGATTGGAATAAGATAGGCCTAACACAAAAATCAATAAATTCTATTTGGGTTAATGAGATGAAAGCGCATGAATATAATCCTGTGCACATACACCAAGGTAAACTCTATACAGGTTTATCTTCTGTGATGATTTTAAAATTACCAAAAGAAACAGGTGTTGAATATTCAGCGGAATCAAAACCTATGAATGGTAGATTACAGATTATTGGTGCAGCTAACGGACAATTTTCTAAAACAGATTATTCACCTAACATGAAGATAGGAGATTTTTATGTTTTTCCATATGATATGAGACACTGCGTATATCCATTTAACGGAACCAAAGAAACTAGAAGAACATTAGTTTGTAATGTAGATATTGATTATAATCCTGTGGCATCACGAACTGGATCGGGGCAACTGGAATGACACAAGTACCAAGAATGCCAAGATGGCAATCTTACGTTGCACAAACAACTAATCCAGTTTTTACACCAGAGCAATGTAAAATGATTATTGATGCCGGTCATCAATGTGAACCTGAACAAGCTAAAGTAGGTGGAGGTGAAGAAGGTAAATACGATACTAAAAAAAGAGTAACAACTATATCTTGGATACCTTTTGATAAATTACCACAAATGTACAAAATTATTGAGAATCAATTATCTATTGTAAATTTAAATCATTTTATGTTTGATGGTGTAAAAATTACAGAACCAGCACAGTTTACGGTATATCCTAAAAAAGGTTTTTACGATTGGCATATGGATTTAAATGCTTTTGGTCAAGACGGTCAAAATCCAATACGTAAAATATCTATGACTTTATTATTATCTGATCCATCAGAGTTTACAGGTGGTGAGCTTACATTTTCAGAAATGGGTGATAACAAACCACTGCCCATGAAACAAGGACAAGCAATATTCTTTGCATCATTTTTACGACACAAAGTTGCGCCGGTTAAAAAAGGTGTGAGAAAATCTTTAGTGATGTGGTTTGGAGGACCTCCTTTTAAATGAAATTACAAAGAAAAATATTATTTCCAACTCCTGTATATTTTAAAGATATACCTAACTCAAAAGAATTAAATAAATATTTATTCAAAGAAATAAAAAAATGGCGTAAGGCAGATCCTGAAGGAGAGAAAAAAACTAATTCTGGTTTTGGTTGGCACAGCAAAACAGATATGGATAAGAAAAAAGAATATAAACCATTAATGGAAGAATTATTTAAGATGGCCTATGAGTGTAATAAAGATTATGGTGTAGAAGGTAAACTAGGACTTGGTAATATGTGGGCTAACATTAATCCAACATATAGTTATAATAAAACTCATACACATCCTAATTCATTATGGTCTGGAGTTTATTATGTTAAAGTACCCAAAAGTTCAGGTAAATTATTTTTAGAGGATCCTAGACCAGGACCAAACACACATATGCCTAGAAGAGTAGAGGGTATGCCAGAAGCATTATGGAGAGTTTGTGCCTATGAACCTGTAGAAGGTCGCATGATATTTTTCCCATCTTGGCTGCCTCATGGTGTTGATATAAATTTAAATACAGATAAAGGTGAAAAAAACTGGAGGATATCTGTGTCTTATAATTTTATACAAATATGAGTTTTAAGAAAAATAAATATCAAGTTATACGTGGTGCTATATCTAAAGAGATAGCCGATATAGCTTATAGGTATTTACAAATATCTGCAGAAGCAGATCACTGGATGTTAAACAATGGTGTGACTCATGCAGGCAATAAACTTGTAGGTAATTTTAACGACGCACAAGTTCCAGGTTCTTACGCTAAATATGGTGATAGACTTATGGAAACATTATTAGTTAAAACTATAGATGTTATGCAGAAGAAGACAGGACTTAAACTAGTGCCAACATATTCATACACAAGACTTTATAGAAAAGGTAATATTTTAAGAAGACACAAAGATAGACCTAGCTGTGAGATATCGACTACACTAAACTTAGGTGGAGATAACTGGCCTATATTTATCGATCCTACGGGGTCTAATAACGTCATAGACGAGTATAAAAACATACATAAGCCTGGTGCACCCAAGGGTATAAAAGTAGACTTAAAACCAGGAGATATGCTTATTTACTCTGGATGTGAATTAGAGCATTGGAGAGAGCCTTTTCAAGGTGAATTATGTGGTCAGGTATTTTTACATTATAATCATGCAGATGGAAGGTTTGCAAAGTCCAATTTGTATGATAAAAGACCTATGCTAGGAATAGTCAAATAACGTTGAACATCAACGCAATCTAATATAATCTGGAGATCTATGCTACAAAAGATAGGGTTTCAACCTGGTATAAATAAACAAATCACAGAAACCACTGCAGAGGGCCAGTGGGTAGATTGTGATAATGTTCGTTTCAGATATGGTACACCTGAAAAAATAGGTGGTTGGAGACAATTAGGAGCGGATAATTTATCTGGGGCAGCTAGAAAATTACATCAATTTAATAATAGCCAAGGAATTAAATATTCTATTATAGGAACAAATAGAGTTTTGTATGCTTATTCAGGAGGTGTATTTTATGACATACACCCTATTAAATCTACAACAACTCTCACAAGCGCATTTACCACGACTAACGGATCAACTGAAGTTACAATAACTTTTAGTGGAGATCACGGCATATCAAAAGGTGATATTATATTATTAGATAATTTTTCTGCTATAACTAATTCTAATTTTTCAGCTACAGAATTTGATGATATTAGATACATGGTTACGACTGTGCCTACAAGTTCAACTATAACAATCACAATGGCATCAAATGAAACAGGATCTGGTGCAACGACATCAGGTGGTATTAGAGTTCAACATTATTATTCTGTAGGTCCAGATGTACAAGCTCAAGGTTTTGGTTGGTCTCTTGGAACTTGGGGCGGTGAAGAGGTAGGAGCTTTTACTACAACTTTATCAGCAGCTATTAATTCATCAGCAACGACTGGTATTACATTAGCAGACCCATCGCAGTTTCCAAGTTCAGGCACAAACTTTTTATTAATAGGCACGGAAGAATTATCTTATACAGGTATTAACTCATCTAACCAATTAACGGGCGTAACAAGAGGTGTAAGAAATACCACGGCTGTATCACATGGTGCTGGAGATACAGTAACTAGCACAGCTAATTATGTGGCTTGGGGTGAGGCAGCATCAGGAGACTTAGTTTTAGAACCTGGTATGTGGTCTATTGATAATTTTGGTGATAAAGCTATTTGTTTAATTCATGATGGTGAAGTTTTTGAATGGGATTCTTCAGCAACAAATGCAACAGCAACACGAGCTACAATTATAACTGGTGCACCAACAGCATCTAGACACATGTTGGTATCTACACCAGATAGACACTTAGTGTTTTTTGGAACAGAAAGAACTATTGGTACTAAAACAACTCAAGATGATATGTTTATTAGATTCTCTGCTGTTGAAGATATTAATACTTACACACCTACAGCAACAAATGATGCTGGTACACAAAGACTGGCCGACGGATCACAGATCATGGGAGCGATTAGAGGTAGAGATGCAATTTACGTTTATACAGATACAGCATTATTTTTAATGCGTTTTGTTGGTCAACCTTTTACATTTGCATTTACACAAGCTGGTACAAACTGTGGACTAGCAGGACAGAATGCAGTCGTAGAAGTTGATGGTGCAGCATACTGGCTATCAGAAAATGGTTTCTTTAAATATGCTGGTAGTTTAGAATCATTACCTTGTTTAGTAGAAGATCATGTATACGATGATATAAATTTAGCATCAGGAAACCAAATGATTAATGCAGGATTAAATAATTTGTTTGGTGAAATTATGTGGTTCTACCCTTCATCAACATCATCTGTTGTTAATAGAATGGTTTGTTATAATTATTTTGATTCTTCACCTAGAAGACCTGTTTGGACTGTTGGAACTTTAGCTAGAACTGCTTGGTCGGACTCAGCTGTTTTTGGAACACCACACGCGTTAGAGTATGATCCTGATGCTGTAGAGGGATCTAGTTCATCAACTTATATACAAGGTAATACAGATGGTGTGTCAACATATTATCAACACGAAACAGGAACAGATCAAGTAAAAGGTGGAGCAGTAACAGCAATCACAGCAAATATATTATCTGGAGATTTTGATATTACACAACAAGTTATTAGAGGCACTATGACATCAAATGCAACTATTCGTGGAGATGGTGAATTTATAATGAAGATAAGAAGATTTGTTCCTGACTTTATATCTCAAACTGGTAATACACAAGTGACTTTAAATTTAAGAAATTATTCTAACGATACAGCAGCAGGCTCTTCTTTGGGACCATTTACGGTTACATCATCTACACAAAAAGTAGATACACGTGCAAGAGCAAGAGCTATCGCTTTAAAAGTAGAAAACACAGGATCAAGTCAAGACTGGAAATTAGGAACATTTAGATTAGATATACAACCAGATGGTAGAAGATAATGGCAAAGATAGTACAAGTATTAACAAGACCTAGTAAAGAATATAAACAAGAAGTAGCGGACGCACAAGTTAGAGATTTAGATGGTGTCATACAAAAATTAAATACAACATATCAAGAAGAATTAAAAGAGGAGGTAGAAGCATTTAACTTCTTTTTAAATTAATGGCTAATAGTTTTAAAAATAAAAAAGTAGATTTAACTACAACAGATCTTACAACTTTGTATACAGTGCCAACTGCAACAACTACTGTTGTTAAATCATTATTAGTGTCTGAAGATGCTGGATCAGGATCTACAATAACAATAACATTAGTAAATTCTAATGGTGATATATTTAATTTATTTAAAGATAAAGCTATATCATCTAAAGCAACAACAGAACTTTTAACAAATCCACTTGTTATGGAAGAAAGTGAGATACTTAAAGTACAGGCTGCTGACGCGAACGAGCTGCATGTCATAGCTTCAATATTAGAAATACAGCCGAGAGAGGTGGTAACATAGTGCAAATACTTAAACCAAAAGAAATTATAGAAGAGATTAGTAACCTTAAAACAGGTGAAAAATATAAAAATGATGAAGAATGGAAGGCTAAAGGCATACCTGAATCTGACATAAGAAGAGATGTGAGAGTAATAATGCCTAGTCTTGATTTGTTTGGAAAAACAAAGTAATGTGGAGTTTCGGACCTAGGAGAATATGAGTATAACAAGATCACAAATAGCTAGACAACTTATGATGGAAGGTGGAATGCCCAGAAAACGTTTCCAATTTGGTGGAATGGATAGTGGCGGATATGATCCAGGAGTAGAATCTGGTTATGATGCTGGCATGAGTGGTGGATTTGGAGATTCTGGTGCCGTTGATACAGGAGATTTAGGTTCTGAAGCAGCAAATGTTGCAGCTAACTTATCGGCAACTTCTTTTGGAGGAGGTGGATCAGATGATTTAAACCCTGCTGAAAAATTTAGAATAGCTAGTTTAAAAAATCAAATAGACCAAATGTATGGTCAAGCATCTAAACTTCCTAGTTTCTTAAGTGCATTTAATATAGGTAGACCAAAATTTGCACCTGAATTTTATACTGATATAGATCCTGATGAAATAGGTTTATCTGGAAAAGATGCAACTAGAGCTCAGAGAATAAGAGAAGCTATAAACAAAGCTCAAACAACAGGGATTTTAACACAAGCAGAATTTGAAAAAGCTTTTGGAAATATGAATATAAATACTCCTTCTGGACCAGATGATGGACCATCAACACCTATTATACCCATTGCACCAACAATGATAGCCAAAGACGATAGTGATGACGATGAAATAGAAAATGAATTTGTGCAAAGATTTACATTACCTGAAAGATTTAGATTAGCTGAAGGTGGAGATATGAGACAAGAATATGGTTTAGGAAGTCTTGTTAAAAAAATTACTGGAACTGTTAAAAAAGTTGCAAAGTCACCAATAGGTAAAGCAGCTTTAGCAATTGGATTAGGTGCTTATGGTTTAGGAGCAGGACCTTTTGCATCAGGATCTTTAGCAAAAATACCAGGAGCAGGATTTTTAAAAAGTCCAGGGTTTTTAGAGTTTATGTTTAAAGGTGGTGACCCTGCATTTAAAAATTTAAAAAATAAAGGTGTATTTTCAGCTATAGCTGGTGCTTCAGCATTAGCAGGAGCTTTGACTCCTAAAGAGGAAGAACAAGAATCTTTAAGTCAAAGAATAGCAGATAGAACAGGTATTGATGTGACTGCGATTAGAAAAGAAGTTCAAGATGCATACGCATCTGGTAACACTGCTAGCTTAAGAACTAAATATCCTTTTTTAATACCTGAAACTGCCGCTGCAGATGGAGGTAGAATAGGTTTTGATAATGGAGGAACTTATAAAGATTTTGAAGAATTTATGAAAAAAAGAGGTAAATTTCAAAAAGAACAAAATTTAAAACAATTACAAGAAGAGTTTAAACGATATATGAATAGAAATAAACCTGTTGAAGCTGCAGAAGGTGGTATGATGGACATGGGTGGTATGGAAATGGACCTTCGAGGAGGTGGTTTTGTGCCAATGGGAGCTGAAGAAAAAGCTGACGATGTGCCAGCAAGATTATCAAAAAATGAATTTGTATTTACTGCAGATGCTGTTAGAGCTGCAGGTGGAGGAAGCGTTGATAAAGGCGCAGATCTAATGTATAAAACTATGAAACAATTAGAAAATAAGGTAGCATAATGGCAATAACAGAATCACGAGTATTACCACCACAATTTATAGAAGATCTAGCAACAGATTATGGACAGCAATTAACAGCGTTAACGGCTCAACCTATTGATACATCAAAATTTGCACCTACGGTTGCGCAACAAGATCCATTACAGACGAGAGCAGCTGGTTTAGCTGAATCTGGTATTGCTTCTTTTCAACCTTTTATCGATGCAGCACAAGCAAGAGCAGGTGAAGCAGCAACAGGTATAGCTGGCGCTGAAGCAATGTTAGGATCTGGTGCAGGTACAGGCGCAGGAACAATTCAAGATTTTATGTCTCCATATCAATCACAAGTTATTGATACAACACTTGCGGAGTTTGATAGAAACAGAGCTATACAAGAACAACGAATCAAGGACCAACAAGCAGCGCTAGGAGTTTTAGGTGCAGGTAGAGCAGGCGTACAGCTTTCCGAGTTCGGAACGGGATCTGATAGAGAGCGTGCACTATTACAAGCAGGATTATTACAACAAGGTTTTGGTGATGCAGTAGCCAGAAGACAACAAGATATAGCAAACAGACAAGGTTTAGCACAAAGCAGATTAGGTTTAGGACAATTTCAAACAGGACTAGCTGGACAAGTTCCTGGTTTACAAAGAGCAGATATTAGCACGTTAGGATCAGTGGGCGCTATCCAACAAGCACAAGCTCAGGCTCAAGCAGATGCAGCTAGAGAAACAAATAGACTTGCAGCTTTTGAACCATATGAAAGATTAAATACTTTTGGATCAGGTATCGCACAATTAATTAGTGGCTACCCAGGTAGAACACAATTTACATCTGTGCCTAACCCAACTCCATTACAAACAGCTCTTGGTGTAGGTTCTACATTAGCTGGAATATATGGAAACATAGTAGGACCAGTAAGAGTAAGATAATGAATAGAATATTAAAAAGACCAATGTTTAAAATGGGTGGCGATGTTGAAGACATTGGCATCATGGATGGCATGCGTACAAGATTTGCCAACGGTGCATTTGGTAGAAAACAAAGAAGAGCTCAAAGAACTACAAATCCTTTTTTTGATCCTAGAACAACTTTACCTAGTATGGAAAGTGGTAGAAGAAGAGTTAGAACAATACCTACTCCTTTGTATGAAGATTTTCCTCAAATAGATCAACCTAGATTTGCTAGTTTAAATACTGGAACAATGTCTGATGCATCAACTGGAACAGGTATTACATCTACTTTAAAATCTGATGCTAATGTTGAAATGGATTTACCTGAATCAGATTTAAAATCAACACCATCTATTATCAAAGGTAAAGATGAAGGTGAAGGTGGAGGTGGATCTGATGATAAAGGTATGAGAACTATGAGAGGTTTTGGAACTCCATCATTAAATGATTTTTTAATTAATTTTGGTTTAAATTTAGTATCAGCAACACCTAGAGGTGGTTTACTTGCTACAGCTGCAGAATCTGCAAAAGAACCATTTAGAGCAATGCAGGCTAGAAAATTACAAGAAGAGGCTCTTGAAGAAGAAAGAGAGTTTCAAAAAGAATTAAAAATGATGGATAGAAGTGAAATAGAAAAACAAGCTAGACTTATGTCAAATACAAAAGGCAATAAATATTTTAATGATTATGAAGGTGCATTAAATGAAATACTTTCAGCAAGGCTTAAAGATGCTAGTCCTTTTAGAAAAGAAAGAAATCCAGTCGCTATTGCAAAAGATAACTTAGTGAATGATAATGTTCCAACAACAATCGCAGAATTTGCTGCGCCATATCAAGCAAACATAACAAAAATTATACAAAATAATAAAGAAATACCATTTGATGTTCTTCAACCCTATGCTTACAAAGGTAGAACAGATTATGAAGATGGTGCTGTATATATAGAACCAGTAAATGGTAAATTAAAAAGATACGATAAAAAAGCAAAAAAATTCATAGACATAGGATTTATTGATACATCAGGGAAAGTTACGACAGAACAAACTCCTGGTGAATAGGAGTAAAAATGGCTGTAAAAAAGTACGATCCTTTTGATTTTTCACAACCGGAAAAAGAAAACGAAACAAATTTAGCTGTATCTATAGCATCTGGTATAGGATCAGGTTTAATTAAAATACCTTTGGGCCTTACGTCAGTAGCAGCAGAAGTTTATGATGCTGTAAGAGGTGAAGGATTAAAAATAGAAGATAGTGCTGTTGCAAGATTAGAAAAATTTCTTGATGATTCTGTTGTTGGAGACGTTGTTAAAGGTTTAGAAGATAGAGCTAGAGATTCAGCTGCAGGAAAAATTTTAGAGGCGTTAGTTCAAGTTGGAATACCGGCAGGTGTTGGAACTAAAATAGCATCTACTATTGCTTCTAAAACAGTGCGAGCTATCCAAAAAGGAAAAAGAGTACAATTAAATAATAAAAATATATCTAAAGCAGCAAAAAAAGCTTCACAATTAGGTAGATTTGCAACTGTTGCTGCAGGAGGTTCTGCAGGTGCTGCGTTGGTCTATGATATAGAGGATATTGGTACATTTGGAGATATATCTAGTTTACCTACAGATTTAGATAGAGACGAAAGAAAAGATAGTTCTGATGATGCAATTAGAAGATTAGAAAACAGAGCTAAATTTTTTTATGAAGGTATTTTAATATCACCGTTTGCTTATGGCGTGGGTAAATCCGCAAGTTTGTTAGCAAAAAAAGGTAAAGAATTAGCTTTTAGTAATTCTTCTTTTGAAAGAATAGTAGATAAATATTTAGGTGCACCATTCAGACCAAGAGGTAAAAAAACACAAGAATTATTTGAAGCACAAATGAAAGTAGAAGGTCGAGAAGGATCTGCTGCTATTGTTGCAAAAGATTTATTAAGAGACACTGATGAAGTGTTAAAAACTGTTTACGATAAAACTATTGACGCTGCCAGTAGAGTAAAGAATACAGATTTAATAGTAGAACAAATGGATAATTTACTTAAATCAGGAAAAGATCAAATAAAAGATAATAAATTTTTATTTCAATATTTTGATAAGAAAAAATTAAGTGATTTTAATAAATCATTAGAAAATATAGGTGTACCAAAAGAACAAAGACAATCTTTAATTGGCACTTTAACAGATGCAAGAAACTCATTTAACACTTTAAAATCACAAGTTTTACAAGGTGGTAATGTAAATGTAGGAAATAAAGAATTAAATGAATTTTTTAGTAATAGATTAAAATACACATTAAGTAATGATTATAAAATTTTTGAAAATAAAAAATTATTTAAATTAAACAGGTACGAACCTACAAAAGATGCAAAAGATAGAGTTGTCGATTTGTTTATGAATTATGCTAGAGCAAATAAAAGACCTTATGCAAATAGACAAGAGGCTGTTCTTGAAGTTGATCAAATGATGGAAAGTGTAAAAATGGATAAAGTCACTAGAGCACCTGTATTTAGATTTGAAAATAAAAATGCTTTATCAGATGTAGCAGTTCAAGAAGTAAATATCGCTGAATCTATAAGTCAAAATAAATTTGATGCAAAAGATTTAATAAAATCACAAAAAGATGTGAAAGCATTTAGAGAATTATTTGGAGAAATTAAAGATGCTAGAAGAACTATTATTAATAATATGCAAGCTTTGGCTAGTGTTTCTGCAAGAGATGAATTTTATAATACTATAGCTAAAACAGGTAAATTAGTTTTTGATACTCCTGGTGCAGCTAGAAATGCTTTACCAAATAGAGAAATAATGAGAGGTAGACAAGGATTACAATTAAGCTCATCTTTAGGAGAACAAGTTTATACAAATCCATTAAATGGTAAGTTTACATCACAAGAATTTGCAGACGCAATAAATTTTGCAGAACAACTACCTTTTGATGGTTTAATGAAAGAGGCATTATATAGACACTTTATAGCTATACCGAAAGGATTAGCACAAGTTGCAAAAACAGTTTTAAGTCCGTTTACACACATGCGTAACTTTACAAGTGCTGTTGCATTTAGTTTGGGCACAGGTAACTTATTTAAAAACCCTGCATTTGTATTAAGTAATTTTAAAAAATCTTTTAATACAATACAACCACAATTATTATATAGAAATTTACCAGAGGACCAAGCATTCTACAGATTTCTATTAGATGAGGGTGTAGTAAACTCAAGTTCTACTTTTCAAGACGTACAAGGATTATTAAAAGATATATCAAAAGGTGGAGATGTTATTGAAAGAGTTTTTGGTAAACTTGGTAAGAGAACTAATAGAATATTTAGAGGTGCTCAAGATTTATATGTAGCGGAAGATGATTTTTATAAAATATATAACTATCTTGCAGAGTATGACAATTTATTGAATGCTTTTCCAAATAGAAGTAAATTAGAAATGGCAAGAGAGGCAGCTGGTATTGTTAGAAATACAGTGCCAAACTATGCATATGTCTCTGATTTTATAAAAGGTTTACGTAGATCACCTCTTGGTAATTTCGTATCTTTTCCAGCAGAGATAATAAGAACATCACACAATATTGCACAACAAGGTATTAAAGAATTAAAAAATCCTGCAACACGAAGTATTGGTGCAAGAAGATTAGTTGGTTTTGGAACTGCAGTAACATTAATTCCACCAACTGTAGTTGAAGGTTTTAGAGGTCTATATGGAATATCCAGAGAACAATTAGCTGGCATGAGAGAATTTTTACCAGATTGGTCTAGAGAATCTACAATCATACCTAATAAAGATAAAGATGGTAATTTATACTATACAGATTTTAGTCATGGCTTTGCTTATGATACAGTTATAAATCCAATACAATCTCTTATTGCTAACGTTGAAGCTGAAGATGAAGAACCATTAATAAAAGGTTTAGTAGAAGGTACATCAAGAGGTATATCTAGATTAGTTGATCCTTTCATTAGTGAATCTATTTGGTTTGGTGCAATACAAGATGTGTTTTCTAGAGGTGGTAGAACAGCAACTGGTAGAAGACTATATAATCCTGAAGAACCAGCTGGTGATAAATATGCAAAAGTTTTAAAACATGTATCAGAAGCCTTATTACCTGGTTCTGTTCCACAGTTTACAAGAGTGGGGCAAGCAGCAATATTTGGTGAAGACCCAGAAACAGGTAGAGATTTATCTCTATCAGGTGAGATTGGTGGATTTTTTGGATTTAGAAATATTAAAATGGATATACCTGAATCCATGGGATACAAAATTACAGACTACAATAAAAACTTAAGAGATTCACGAGCTTTACTACCAAGACCACAAGGTAATGTAAAATCAGAAGATATCATAGATGGTTTTATAAAAGGTAATGAAGCTAGATTTAAAGGCATGCAACAAATGAGAAAGAGTATAGATGCTATGAAATCTTTAGATTACAGTGATAGACAGATAGCAGAAATTTTTGATAAACGTAATTTAAAACGTGAGTATAGAGCTTTAACACAAAATAGATTTAAACCATTTGATATACCAGAAGGTTTAGAGGATGCATTTATAAGAAATGCAAGAGAAAATAATTATGATAATCCATTTAATACACAGACAGCTATCACAATAGGTAATATTTTAAGACGATTAAGAAATTTAACTTTAGATGGTGAGTATCCTACATTTGATTTTGAAGAGCCAATCGAAATAGAAAATTTAGGTTCACTGCCAGCAGAAGTTGGATCAGCAACACCAATAGTGCAACCAATACAAAACGCTCAAGTGTTACCACAAACTAACTTGACACCAATAGAAACTGCTTTATTGTCACCCGAAGAACAGATTATAAGACAAAGGAATAGAACTTAATGGCTATTGAACCTAAAACTACTAGAGAACACATTGTATCCCTGTATGGACATATAAAGGGTGTTAAAAAAGATATTACACACATGCATCATGGTATTCACAAATTGGGTGGCAAGATAGACAAAATCTATTGGGTTCTTTTAACAGCTGTGGGGGCTGTTGCATTATTAGCGTTAGAAAGATTTATAACTTAATCCTCTGAATCATCATGCCAGCGTTCATTTATTTTGCTGGCCATCCAGACGGCAACAGGAATACATAATATAAAAGTTAACTCCATTGATTTTTGCACGGAGTAATCAAAGTTATGATTTAATATTGTTGTTATTACAACAGGTGTAAATGCTCCTACGCAGAATAATATTGCCATTCTTATGTGAAAAGGTGGTCGCTTCATATCCACTCTTTTAACTCTTCTCCCATGACTTGTGAAGCAATATTTATTTTTTTACGTAAAGATTTAACAATTTTAGTATCCACAGTTTCTTCTGCTATAATGTCTATATATGTTACTTTTTCTTTTTGCCCTATTCTATGTGCTCTGTCCTCTGATTGCATTCTTTTCTCAAGGTCATGACCATTAGAATAATAGATAACAGTATTAGCTTGAACTAACGTAATACCAAAACCTCCAGTATGAGGGGTGCCTACAAAGAATCTTACTTTTTTATTTGTTTTAAAATTTTTAATTGCATAGTCTCGTTCTTCAGGTAACGTTTTACCATAGTAATGGACCACGGAACCCGGACCAAACTTTTCCTCTATAATCTTAAATATATTTCTAACGTCATGTTGATAGTGGGCCCAAATAATGGCCTTACCATCTACCTCTTCTAATACATCTAATAATTCTGATATTCTATTGTTTTTAACTTCTTGTATAGTTCCATCATCTGCAGAAAAATGACCACAAGTTATTTGATGTAATCTCATTAATTGAGTTAATGCAGTTGTAGTTGTAACAGTTTTACCATTTAATGTGGCTAAAGCTTCTTTACGCATCTGTTGATACAATTTTTTTTGTTCTGGCGTTAAATCTATTTGTCTCTTTAAATAAATTTTATCAGGTAAATCTAAACAATCTTGTTTTAAAACTCTATATGAAAAAGGTTTTAATTTATCAGATAGTTCAGTTAAGTTTTTAAAACCAGATACTAATTGTATTGACCTTCCAGATATATTAGCTGTTTTCATTATAGCATATCTCATTCTAAACGAGTAGTAAGACTCATGATTTAAGTGATAAGGATCTAAAAAATAACATTGTGTAAATAAATCTAATGGATTTTTAGTAACAGGAGATCCTGTCATTATTCTTCTATATTTAGTAAGAGGTGTTAAATCTAAAATATTTCTAGTTCTTTTTGCTTTTGGATTTTTTATTGTGGTCGACTCATCAATAGCCATTAAAGGTTTATGTGCACGTAAAAATTTCATTGCAAATTCTTTACCTTTTGTTGTGCTAAACGCCTCTACATTCATTACTAAAATATGAAGAGCTGTTTCTATTTCAAATAATTGTAATAATTTATCTTCTTGTTTTTTATTAATGTTTGATTGCCACATTACGGTCACATTTTCTATGTGGTCAGGTAAGTGTTCAGGCAACTCCTGATTGTACCAAGTGCCTATAACTCCTTTAGGTGCAATAATTAAGGCAGCATCTACTTTACCTTTATCGTAAAGCATTGCTAAATTATCTATTAGTACCTTTGTTTTGCCGGTACCCATTTCCATAAAATATGCAAAAGATTCTTGGTTCCAAGATTTTTCTAACGCAGTAATCTGATGTGCATATGGCTTTGTCTTAAATTTATATTTCATCTTTCTATTGACAGATATATAGGATTTTGCTAAAAAGTCAATATGAAAGATAAAGAAAGTATTAATTATTCAGAAGTAAAAAAAGATAGACCATCAACAGTTTATGTTGTGCAAGAAATTTCTGGCACAAGAGAGGGTCGTCCTAAATTTAATATTATGGGTGCATCTGAATTTGGTAAATTAGAATTTTTACTAGATGAAAGATCACAAATGATTTTTTCTCCTGGACCATTAATAATTAAATTAAGAAAACTATTAAAAGATTTCAGACCGACAGATTACTTGTTATTAACAGGAGATCCTGCTATAATAGGTGTAGTCTGCTGTTTGATAACTGATATAACAAATGGTAGATTCAATCTTTTAAAATGGGATAGACAAGAAAAAAAATATTATCCTATTGAGATTGATATTTACGGAACAAGGAAAACGAATGACTGCGATTGATTTTGAGAAAGACCAAGAAGAGGTTATAGAAAAGACAACTAATTTAAATAAACTTGCAGAAAAAATAAAAACTATGCAAGCTATTCAATACGAAATAGAACAAGAAGAAGCATCCCTTAAACAAAAGAAAAAAAATTTAGAACACATATCAGGTGAGATCATACCAACCATGCTATCTGAAATGGGTTTGTCTTTTTTAAAACTACAGGATGGATCTTCTGTAGAAGTTAAAACAAATTATAGCGCCACTATCACACAAGCAAATAAAGAAGCGGCGTTTAACTGGCTTCGTGAGAATGGCCTGGGCGACATAATCAAAAATGAGATATCCGTGTCGTTCGGTCGTAACGAGGATAACAAGGCGGCTGATTATGCCGAACTTGCAAAGGGTCAAGGTCTCGAACCGACACAAAAACTGAAGGTCGAGCCTATGACCCTGAAAGCGCTAGTCCGTGAGCGTATCGAGGCAGGGAAACCTATGCCAACGGAACTTTTCAACATTTTTGTTGGAAATAAAACAACAATAAAAAGGAAACAATAAACATGAGTAATGTAACAACAAAAACGAACGGAGCATTAGCTGCAGTTAATTTTGAAGCTGATGCAGGTCAGGGATTAAATATGACGCAAGATGATCTTGCGTTACCGTTCTTAAAAGTCCTTGGCCAATTATCCCCTGAATGTAATAAGAGGGACGCTAAACATGTCGAGGGGGCAGAACCTGGCATGATTATAAATACCGTAACAAACGAGATTTATGATGGCGAAAAGGGGATAGATGTCATACCGGTACACTACAAAAGACAGTATATCGAATGGCAAGATAGAGGTGAAAGTCAAGGTGCTCCAGTAAAAATATATGAAGCTGGAGATGACTTACCATCAACTACAAGAGATAAGTTTAATAAAGATAGATTAGCTAATGGTAATTATCTTGAAAACACAGCAAGTCATTTTGTAGTCGTATTAGGTAAAAGTCCTACAACAGCTTTAATTTCCATGAAAGCTACGCAATTAAAAATTAGTAGAAAATGGAATTCAATGATGATGGGACTTAAGATGCAGGGTAAAAATGGAATGTTTACTCCGCCAACTTACAGCCACATTTATAAACTAAAAACAGTGCAACAGTCTAACGACAAAGGCACTTGGTTTGGTTGGGATGTTGCAAGAGTTGGTCCTGTTTCTGATTCCGGTGTTTATAATATAGCAAAAGATTTTGGTTTAAGTGTAGCCAAAGGAGCTATAGAGGCTAAACACGGTGAGCAAGAATCCAAATCCGATTCACCATATTAACATCTTCCAAGGAAGAAACCAGGGGCGGTAACGGGAGACTGAAGTCGCCCCGCAAGGAAAGGAATATGGATGATTTTAAAAAAGGATAGATTTAAATTAATATTTGATGGTTTACATCGTGCACATGGCTGCACTTATATTGATAAAAAAAGTGCTGATGGTTTAAAAGTCAAAGGTAAATCTTTTGTCAAACGAGAAATAATTACAGATAAACATTGGGAAGATCATTTAAATGGTATTGAACCTAGTCTAGGTGTCATACCTATTAACGAAGATAATAAATGTAGATGGGGGTGTATTGATGTTGATAAATATACTCTAGATCACAAAGAAATAATTAAAAAAATTAATACTTACAGCTTACCACTAGTTGTTTGTAGGTCTAAAAGTGGTGGTGCACATATATTTTTATTTACCACAGAGTTTGTGCCAGCAAAACTTATGAGAGATAAATTAATATCGGTTAGTGCTATACTTGGATTTGGTAATGCAGAAGTTTTTCCAAAACAAATTGAATTAAAATCGCAAGATGATACAGGAAATTTTCTTAATTTACCATACTTTAATTGTGAAAAATCAACAAGATATGGCTATGATTCTGAAGGAAAAGCAATTACACTTTCGGATTTTTTAGAAAAAATTATACAAATTACTCCCAAAGAATTAGAGAGTTTAAAAATTAAAAGAGCACCATCAGAATTTGATGATGGACCACCATGTTTAGAATCTTTAACTAGAGAGAAATTAGATGATGGTAGAGATAGAATTTTATTTCAATATACAGTTTATGCAAAAAAGAAATGGCCAGAAGAGTGGCGAGGTAAGTTAAGCACTTTTAATCATAAATATTTTAATCCACCACTACCTGATGATGTTATAGAAAGAAAAAAGAAAGATAATAAAGAGTATGGATTTAAATGTACAGAAGAACCAATGTGTGATCATTGTGATAAAAAATTATGTAGAACTAGAAAATTTGGTATAGGTACACAATTATTATTTCCACAATTGAGTGATTTACAAATAGTTAAATTAGATCCACCAATCTATAGGTTGAACGTTGATGGAGAAAGAGTAGAATTAAAATCAGAACAACTTCAAGAACAAAGGTTATTTGCAAGAGCATGTATGGATCAAATATATAAATATCCTCCAAAATTAAAACCAAAAGATTATGATATATTAGTGCAAACACTTTTAGAAAATAAAGAATTAGTAGATGCACCTGCAGGCGCATCTAAATTAGAACAACTATCACAACATTTAGAAAATTATTGCACAAGTAGAACTGCAGAGGGTTCGACAAAAGAAGACATGGAGTCTGGAAATGTTTGGAATAAAGATAAATATCATCATTTTATTTTTAGTGAATTTTATCACAAGTTTTTACATAGACATAAATGGATAGAAAAATATGATATAACAATACTATGGTTATTAGAGCATTGTAATTGTGAACATGTAAGAATGACAATAGGTAAAAAGAAATTGTCCGTAATTAAATTACCAGAGTTTGAAAAAGAACAAATAAAAATAAAAGAAAGAAAATTTAAGCAGGAGGATGCATTTTGAAAACTATTGTATTGGGTCCACCTGGCACAGGTAAGACTACCACACTATTAAACGAAGTAGATAAATATTTAAAAGAAACTGATCCAAACAGAATAGGTTATTTTTCTTTTACTCAAAAAGCTGCATACGAAGCCAGGAATAGAGCTATGTCAAAATTTAATTATTCAGAAGATGATTTACCATACTTCAGAACTTTACACTCATTAGCGTTTAGACAATTAGGAATCAAAAAAGAAAACGTAATGCAAAAAAGACATTATGAAGATCTAGGTAAAAAGATGAACATGATCGTAGATTATAACGAATATGATAATGAACATACTGGATTATTTACAACTAAAAGCGATTTATTAAGAATAACACAACTTGCACAATTACGAGGTATTTCACCAGAGCAACAATACAATTTAAAAGAACACACTCAAGACATAACAGTCAAACAATTAAAACAATTTGTCTCCGATTTATTACAATATAAAAAAGATTATAATTTAATAGATTTTACAGACATGATTACAGAATTTATTAAATCAGACAAATCACCTAAATTTGATGTTGTATTCATAGATGAGGCACAAGATTTATCTAGAACACAATGGACCATGGCAAAATCAATATGGGATAAAACAAATGATACATACATTGCAGGTGATGATGATCAAGCCATATTTAGATGGGCTGGTGCAGATGTAGATAGTTTTATTACACAAACAGGTAAGATAATGCAATTGACGCAGTCATACCGAGTACCGCAGGTAGTTCATGATATTGCATCAAAGATAGTAAACAAAATAAAAAATAGATTACCAAAAGACTGGAGACCAAAAACGCAAAAAGGTTTACTTTCATATTATGATGACTTTGAACAAGTTAACATGAAAGAGGGTAGTTGGCTAGTGTTAGCTAGAACAAGATTTATGTTAAATGATCTAGAAGAAAAATTATATTCTCGTGGGTTGTATTATGAGAACAAATTTAAAACTAATAAAGAACAGGACCTGTACAAAGCAATATCAGACTGGGAAAACTTGCGTAAAGGTGTGGATATAAATCACGAACAAATATCAAGAATAGCATCTTACATGACACAAAATAATTTTGAAAAAAATTCTATAAAGTATTTGGATAAGGACGCAAGATATCAAATGTCTGGACTAAGAGAAAGAATGTGGTTGAAAACGGATAAAGTTTGGTATGAAGCTTTTGATGATGCACCTCAAAAGAAAATAAGGTATATAAGAAGGATGAGGGAGAATGGTGAAAAATTAAATTCTAATCCTAGAATTATTCTATCTACAATACACGGAGTTAAAGGTGGTGAGCAGGACAATGTAGTTCTCCTGACAGATCTATCTAGAAATACACAAAAGAGCTACGAAAAAAATCCTGATGACGAAAATAGATTATTCTATGTTGGTGCAACTAGAACAAAAAATCATTTACATGTTATTAGGCCTAAAGATGTATACAAAGGATATAAAATATGAAAACAGAAAAAGCGTTAGAACAAGCAAGAAAATTAATTATGGGACCAAGAGCCCATACTTATGGAGACAAAGTAAAAAATCATAAAAACATAGCGAAGATGTGGTCAGCATACATAGACAAAGAACTCACAGCACATGATGCAGCCGTAATGTTAGCTTTATTAAAAGTTGCAAGAACAAAATTTGGTAATCCAACTGATGATACCTATGTTGACGCTGCTGCGTACATGGCAATAGCAGGAGAGTGTAAAGATAATGAGTAAAATATTATTTAAACCACAGACAGAATGGATACCACCGACAGATTTTCCAGATTTATCTAAATATGATGAGATAGCAATAGATTTAGAAACAAAAGATCCAAATTTAAATGAAAGAATGGGTTCTGGCTCTGTAGTAAAAGTTGGCGATGTTGTAGGTATATCTTTAGCTACTATTGATTGGTGTGCATACTATCCGATAGCACATGAAGGTGGTGGTAATATGGACCGTAAAATAGTTTTAAAATGGTTTCAAGACCAAATGAATACAGATTCTATTAAAATATTTCACAATGCTATGTATGATATTTGTTGGTTAAGATCGATAGGTATAAATGTAAAAGGTAAAATAGTAGATACTATGATAGCTGCATCTTTAGTTAATGAAAATAGATTTAGATATGATTTAAATGGTTTGTCTAGAGATTATTTAGGTAAAGGTAAAGATGAAAGTGTATTACAAGAAACTGCAAAATCTTGGGGTGTAGATCCAAAAGCAGAAATGTATAAACTCCCGGCCATGTACGTTGGAGCTTACGCGGAGCGTGACGCCCAACTCACATTGGAGTTGTGGCAAGAATTAAAAAAAGAAATTTTATACCAGGATATTGAAGATATATTTAATATGGAAACTAAACTGTTTCCTGTTCTTGTTGATATGAGATTTTTAGGAGTAAGAGTAGATGTAGATAGAGCTGCTAAAGAAAAACAAAATATGGTTGAGGAAGAAAAAAGATTATTAGGTGGTGTTTATGCAGAAACAAAATTAGATGTACAGATATGGGCTGCAAGATCTATTGCTAAAGTGTTTGATAAACTAGGTTTACCCTACGATAGAACAGAAAAAACAGGTGCACCAAGTTTTACAAAAAATTTTTTAGCTAATCACCCACATAATATTGTGCAGGCTATTGCAAAAGCAAGAGAGATTAACAAAGCACATACAACATTTATAGATACAATATTAAAATATTCTGGCAGAGGTAGAATACATGCAGAGATAAATCAATTACGTGGTGATGGTGGCGGCACAGTCACAGGTAGATTTAGTATGAATAATCCAAACTTACAGCAGATACCTGCAAGGAACAAAGATCTTGGACCACGGATCAGATCTTTATTTCTACCAGAAGAAGGCTGTAAATGGGGTTGTTTTGATTATAATCAACAAGAGCCTAGACTAGTTGTACATTACTCTGCACTACAGGGATTTTACTCTGTAGAAGATGTTGTTGATGCTTATAAAAATGAAAACGCAGACTTTCATCAAATTGTATCTGACATGGCAGAGATACCAAGAACACAAGCTAAAACGATTAATTTAGGTCTTTTTTATGGTATGGGTAAAAATAAATTACAAGCAGAGTTAGGTATAAACAAATTACAAGCCGAAGAATTATTTAAACAATATCATGCAAAGGTTCCATTTGTAAAACAACTTATGGATGCTGTGATGGATAGAGCACAGCGTAAAGGTAAAGTGAGAACGTTGCTGGGTCGACTATGTAGGTTTCATTTATGGGAACCAAATCAGTTTGGTATTCATAAACCATTGTCTCACGATGATGCGCTCGCGGAACACGGACCAGGGATCAGAAGAGCATATACATACAAAGCTTTAAATAGATTAATACAAGGATCGGCTGCTGATATGACAAAAAAAGCTATGATAGATTTACATGCAGAGGGTATACTACCGCATTTACAAGTGCATGATGAATTAGATATATCTATACAAAACAAAAAAGAGGCTGATAAAATTAAAGAAATAATGGAGTCAACCGTAACACTTGAAGTACCAAATAAAGTAGATTATGAAGAGGGAGATAATTGGGGCACAATAAAATGAGGTTAAATTATGGCTTACTTAAATGCAAATATTCCTGTAGAATACTCACAAATAAGGAGGGAGTATTTATATGACCTTAAAAAACATCATGGAGAAGTCGAAGATTGTATTATCTTCGGTTTATCAGCTATTACGGGGCGCTCTATTTTATTCCATGCAATTATGGAGAACGGCGCTATCTTTTATCGTCTCCCGATATCTGCCTTCATACAGAGAGGTTTTAGACCGGAAGATGTTCCTAAACGTAGACTTGATGAACTTCAGCTATGGAATTGTTTTAGTTATTATCCTGCTGTTACTACTTGGGATATTTTAGAAGCACAAGCTGGTAAATACATAGGAAAGGATAAAAAATGGCATCCTGGTAAATACTTATTTACCGTTGACTTTGCTCACCCAGAGCCTAATATACTAGACACGGATCATTCAGAGATACCGCACGAGCACAAATGTGCTCACATCATAGCCCTCGATGATGGGAACTATGCAGCACAACCAAACAATAGATGTATATGGGATATCCCATCGTTTACTGTTAAAGAAAATATACCAGATTGGAAAGTTCAAACATCTGAATGGAATGTTGAAAACACCAGTCAATGGAAAACAGAGGATACTGATAAGTTCTTCTATGAAATAGAGGAGAAGAAGCATGATTAAATGGATTAAAAAAATTTGGAAAAAATATGTTCATTGGCTTTTTAAAGATATAGGTAAATAATGGCTTTAAAAATTTCTGAATCCGCTGCCGTACAAATGCCGATGAAAACGGTTGCCAGTTTGATCGCGATGGTTGCCATCGGGACTTGGGCATACTTTGGTTTGCATGAAACACTTAATCAGCACTCAACAAGATTAGAGTTAATGGAGAAAGATCTTGAGGAAAACACAGAATTTAGAATAAAATGGCCACGTGGAGAGATGGGTAGTTTACCCGCGGATAGCGAGCAATTCATGATGTTGGAGGACTTGTATAAGACTACTGACAAAATTAATAATCAACTTGATAAAATGATGAATAACAGAATTAATATTGAGTTTTTACAAAAACAAATGGATAAAGTTCTTAAAGATATTGAAACTCTAAAAGATAAAAATAGAGAAATAATTTATAAAAATGGTAATAAATAATGATCGCTGAAGTCGTAGCTCTTTTAATGTTCATGGGACCTGATATTAAAGAACATCGTATACAACCCAATATGGCCACATGTTTACGTGGAAAACGTGTAGCAGAGAGGACTTATAAAGAAAATATTCAATATAAATGCATACGTTCTAAAGCTAAATTAGAAGAAAATATTGATGGAACTCAATCTATAAAAGCATTAATATTAGATTAATGAAACTTACAGCCAATATAACTTTAGACGAGTTGACTAAATCTCAAGTCGCTGAACGTAAAGGGATTAATAATAATCCTAGTCCTGAACAAATAGAAAATTTAAAAGCACTTGCAGTAAATATACTTCAACCGATACGTTCCCATTTTGACAAACCATTAATTATAAGCTCTGGCTTTCGTTGCGGAGAACTTTGTATTGAAATAGGTAGTTCAATTAAATCACAACATACGGCCTTTGACAGTGCAGCCGCTGCTGATTTTGAAATACCTGGAATTGATAATGAACACTTGGCAACCTACATCAAGTCAGAATTAGAATACGATCAACTTATATTAGAATTTTATAAAAAAGGCGAACCGTCCTCTGGATGGGTGCATTGTAGTTATTCTCGTGACATGAACAGAAAACAATCTTTAATGGCATATAGAGATTCAGAAAATAGAAAAGTTATGTATAAGCCATGGTGAAATTTATAGGTAATTTAGAAACAAAAATTGTAACTGGTAATTGTCCAGAGTGTAAAACAAATACTATGTTAGTAAGTTTTGATGATAACGTTTATAGATGTGTTAATTGTGGACATGATTTAGAACAAAAAGTTAATGGTGTTATTAAATACGTTATAGCAGATGATAAAACAGCTTTTTCTGTAGGACGTTTTGTAGACGAAGACGATCATGGGTAAGAAAAAACCACTTTTTGGAGTAAATAATTATCATAAAAGAACTGCAAAAAAGCGTCCTGGAAGACACTCAAAGAAACCAAATAAACGATTCAACCGTAAGAAGTATCGAGGCCAGGGGCGTTGACAAAGCTCCTTTAATATCCTATATTAAAAATGGAGAACGTAGTGACTATAACATTATTAGCCTTAACTCTATTTGGAAAGATAGAAATGCATACTTTTGAGATAGCTGATACTAGATGGCAGTATCACGGAGATGGTCTTATGACTAAATTAGAATCTAATGCTACCGTTTGTAGTAGTTGGTATCATGAGAATGTAGTTGTTAATATAAAAAAGAATCCTTGGTACAAACCAAACACAGGTAGAAATTATTATACCCTTGGTAAATACAAAAATATAAAAAATATTATTGGATATATCTGTGGTGGACATGAGCCACAATGAAGACAAACCTATCCCAACGAGGGAAAACAGGGGATAGGTATAAAGGTGAGAAAAGATAATTCTTTACTGACACATTTTGAACACATTGTCAAGACTCATTAATTTCATTGCAGGTAAAAGAAACCATAATTTTATTTTCATTAACCATTTTTTCACCCATATTATTTAAAAAATTAGATGTTTCGGATAGCCCAAATTGAGCACAATTATACCAACTATTGAAAGTAACCCTAGGTTGCAATTCTGGCATGCATTCCCCGTATAGTATAGAGCATACTTTAAAAACTATTATATATTTAATCATTGACAATCCTATATGATTATCCTATATTGTGTGAAAGGAAAGAATATGACAGACACAACAAAATATAGAAACGTTTCGTTATCACACTCAACATACAAGATATTGGATACTTTGTCGAAGAATTTAGACCCCGATGTCACTTTGTCCATATCTAAAACGATATCGAAATTAGCTAACGAAAAAGTTAGAAAGCTTAACGGTAAGATTACAAATAACGTTAAGAAATAACTATGTTGATAGTTAGAAAGATAAGAAAGATCTGCACTACTTGCCATGGTAATGGTTATATTAGAGTAGCAACAGGAGACACATCGATTGATTTTAGAGATAATAGTAAAGTCATTCAATGTACAACATGTTCATCAGAGGGAGAAACAGATGAAAACGGTAATGCTTTGCATGAGCCTATTGTTATTAATAGGTTGTAGCCAAATTAAATTTGATAGATTCGATCCAACAACAGCAACGGTTCGTTGGATTATAAAAAACGGGGGCTGATATAATGCATGAAACCATGGCCTATCTTGCTGGTTTATTTGATGGTGAAGGTTGTATTCAATATAAACAATATCTTCAACATCGGAAAGGTAAGCCCCGTGCTTATAAATTTTGGAACATAAGAATTGAAATAAATATGACGTGTAAAAAAACCATTGATTTTGTATCTGATAGTTTAGGTTGTGGGGCGATAGATTTTAGAGCTAAATATCCCCATCAAACTATGGACCAATGGAGATGGAGATGTAGCCACCGAGACGCATATGAAGTTGCGAAAGCTTTGATAAAATATTCTGTAACTAAAAAAGATAAGTTTAAAAAAATTGTAGACCATTATGAAAACAATTCCAGACCTAGTTGATGATATTATATATGTATATGTTAAAATTAAAGATCGGTGGTTCGCGTTTCTTGAACACTGGTCCAGTAAAATAAACGTTTATGCGTGGAGTAAAAGATGGCGAAACAGGGAAAAAGGAACAGGCTATGCCCGACGAAGATAAAAAAGATAATACGATAGAAAATATTGTAAATGTTAATAAAGATGTTCTTCGATTCGAAGAACATGGTGATGAGGAGTATGAAGAACATTTAAGAAAATTTTTTAAGGGAGATAAGAATGATAAAGAAAGTTGATAAATACAACTATGCCAATAGTACACGGTACATGGACCATGGATCACGGAAGTATGAAGTTGCAGGAGAAAGATTACCAAGTGTAACGACCATTTTGGGTCGAACAAAAGATGATACTTTTTTAAAAGAATGGATTGCGAAAAAAGGCAAAAAAGAGGCAGAAAGAATTAAGAACGCTAGCGCAGTGCGAGGCACAAGCATGCATAAGTATCTTGAATATTATATATTAAATAAAGGTTATGAAGATCTAACTGAACTTGGACAGGAGACTAAACGTATGGCTCAGAAGGTCATAGAGGTCGGTTTAACGCCTGTCAGCGAATTCTATGGCTCGGAGGTTACAGTATACTACCCAGGCCTATTTGCGGGTTCTACAGACCTTGTTTGTTTACACAACAGCAAAGAAACAATTGTTGATTTCAAGCAAGCGAACAGGCCAAAGAAAGAAGAATGGATTGGTGATTATAAACTTCAGGCCGGTGCTTACGCTATGGCACACGACTATATTCATGGCTCTAATATTGAACAAGCCGTGATAATGGTATGTACTCCTGACTTATATTACCAAGAATTCAAGATTGACGGGATTAATTTACGTAAAGCAAAACATGATTTTTTACGTAGACTCGATCAATATTATGACATAATCAATAGCGATAAGGAGACAAGATACTATGGCGCGTGAACAGATATATCAGGCACTAATAAAAAGATATGAGGCAGAAATAGCTGACGCTGATGCAAAGATAGCCCAGTTAATGACTCAACCAAGAATTATACCTGAACACATCGACATTACCGGTGAGATTGATAAATTACTGGGTAAGATTGAGATGGCTGAATCAAAGATGTCTATATTGAAGCAAAAATATGGCATAAATTAGGCAGTAAAATGGACCATATAGAGATATTTTTCATAAATTTTTTAAAAAAAATAAAAAAATATTTCTTTGTAAAGTGTCCAATGCTTAAAAAAGTCAATAACCACGTAGAAATAATCGCTCGTAGAGGACATTTTAGGGGTGTAATTAGACATTTTATGATAAAAAACACTATATGAAACGAAAAAAGAGATATAAGCACGCCATCATTAATAAAAAGAAGTATTACTTCTACACAATCAAGTGGCTCGATATCACCGGCGATGCGGGACATAAGAATAAAGATGAGATGGATAAGTTACCTATTTGTAAAATGATTACACAAGCTTATGTCTACAAAAAAACTAAAAAATTTTTAACTACGTTTAGCTCTTATGATGAAACAGATGAAGTGTTTAGTGATACCAATATTTTCCCTATAGGTTGCATTGTTTCGATGGAAAAAATATTAAACTAAATGATTGATTTATATACATGCACAAAATATTTATACGGTCCAAACAAGGGAGGAAATATGTTCGGATCAGATGAAGAAAACAAAAACAAAATCGAGCAGTTAGAAGAAGAAGTTGAGGCGTTAAAAAATAAAATCGCTGATATTATGGAAGTTCTTCAAATGCAAGATGATGTTGAAGATTATGAAGACGAAGATGAAGATATTGAAGAGGAAGACAAAGATTAATCTTTCTTATCATCACCCTCGAGCTTTTTTTGTTCGGGGGTGACATCAATAATCTGTGCGTAATCATCTAATATTTGTTTCATCTTCTGCTCTAACTCTTCTTCTGATAGGTCTTCTAATTTTCCTGTTTTTATTATTTTTCTGTCTATGTATAATCCTGCAGCCTTTCCACGATTTGTTTCTGCGTTTACGGCAGCGCTCCAAGCGCCTTTTTTCAAAGCAGCGTCTTTAATTCGTCCAAGTTCTGCCACATGAGTGTCATAATTCACTTCGTATTTTTTAAGTCTTTCTTCTCGTAATTCACCAATGTGTTTTACAACTAGCGGAAATAATTTTGGATTTGTAAGAGTTGAACCTTCATGTCTTGCATTATCTTTGCTATAGCCGGCAAGAATCGCAGCCTCTGTTTTAGTGCAAGGTCCATCAGGTCCACCAAATACTAAATATTCAGCGAACCTTCTTTGCATTTCTGTTAATCTTTTTGGTACTCCCATATTGACAATTTAAGACAACAATCCTATAGTGTCAAGTATATGATGACAGATGAGGACGTAAAAGAATGGGAAAAACAATTGTCTAAATTAAGAAAAGATGATGACAGAGGCCCAAGAGATTTAGAGAGAAGAATAGATGATTTAATGGCCGTTAATAAAAAACACCAAGAACAAATGGCATCTCTCATAAAAGAAAATCAAGAACTTAAAAAAGAATTAGACGAGTTGAGGAAAAAAACTATTAATTTAGTTGATGAGTATCAGAACAAAGGTCAGCTGTAATGTACGTAAAACATTTACAAGAGTATTTAGATAAATTTACTTTAGGTCCGGGAGGTAGAAGAGGTAATGCTGTAAGTGGTGCTAGAATATATATTATGACTGATAAAGGTTATCTTGAAGAGATAAGACGTATAGAAGTTCACGAAAGCACACAGCCGGGAGATACTTCTGTTCGTGTAGTTTTGAAACCAAATAGAGAGGAAAAACTTATATTGCCACCAGGCTATATTAAGGATTATTGAACGACATTGTTGGCTTAAAAAAATGCGTGGTCCTGAATCAAAATTGTACCAAAAATTTAAGAAAGCAACACCCAAAATAATATGGCATCGCATAGAAAATTTAAGCATTTTAGGTATGCCAGATGTGTTGGGATACACCAAAAACTTCTTCTATTTTACGGTTGAGTTTAAGACTACAAAAGCAAATAAACTAAAATTTTCACCACACCAAATTGCCTATCATGTAGCGCATCCACACAATAGTTTTATCTTGGCAGAGCACCTCGGTTCGGGGAGCTTGAAACTTTATGAAGGGTCCGTGATCCGTGAGCTTGACGCTTGCGGCTTGAAGCTTGATCCTTTGTGCTTGGGGCTTGACGCTTGCGGCTTGTACCTTGAAGAGCTTGGCGCTTGAAGCTTGCTGCTTGTCGCTTGAGGCCCGGACCAGGATGCACGCTCTCGCTCGCCGTCGCGAGCTCTTAAGCTAATGACCTGATCCGATCCAGCTTCAGGGTCGACGCACAATGCGCCGCCCGTCCCAGCTGGTTTATTACGCTTGCGTAATTCTTTATAATATTTTGGGTGCTTCCACATTTTAATGTTTACCATATGAAACTGTTTTAATTGTGGCATCCCAGCATGCCCGGCAGTCCCTGCATTCATTGTTTTGTTTTGCAGCTGGACAACTGGCCCCTGAGCTTACAACCTCTGAAGAGTTAGGCCACGAAGATGGCGCCCGCTGGTCAATCATAGGTGCGCTAAATCTAATTGTTAAATTATCAGGGCACAGCGGCAAGAAGTGCTTCACCCATGCCTCCCGGGTTGGCATCCAATGCTTGGTTTCTGGTGTCAGTTTACATACAGCAAAGATCTTTGTAAGATGGTCTTCGTCCTGCACGTCTCCTGAATCATGCCACCTAAAATATTTTGATTTTTTTGAATTAATTAATAAAGCCATGGCCCCGGTCCATAGTTCATGCTTGATGGCTGCCAGCCTTCTATATTGTGCATCTTGCACAACCTTAAAAACATAACAACCTTTTAGAGCGTAACAATCATAACAGACTGATCCCGGCACAGCTTGCAGCTTGCCCCCTGTCTTGCACTCTTTGGCAGGTAAACCATAGGCCCATCCTGGCATCTTAGAAGGCTTGCTCAAGCCTCCAACAATTTTTAATGCTTCACTTGTTTTCATATATCCTTTATAATCCTATATTTATTATTTGTCAAGCTTGCAGCTTGGAGCTTGTCGCTTGCAGCTTGTTGCTTCAGGCTCTTAAAAAATTTCTCACAGCTGGCCAGGTAACTGGCCGGAAGCGTGTCATGGTCCCAGATGAACCATGGCAGCAAATCATTATGTTTAATTCTCTTCATTTAACTTTTTCATTCTCTCCATGTCCTGCTTTACTAGCCGCAGAATCTCTTCTAGAGATGTAGCTATACGCTGCAATTGCACCGCGCATAAAAAATCATTGTCTGAATCTTGCGGTGTATCGGTGTCATAACCTGTACGTGCTGTTGTATATTGTGTCATAATTTATTCCTTTCTAAATTCATCCTATACTATCTGGGACCAGCTGTCAAGCTTGAAGCTTGAAGCTTGCGGACCAGTTGACTGATTCCAGGTCCTGCGTTTTACCTTATCGATCGACAGGACCAGGGATCAGCACTAGTGGTTAATAGGCGGGTCTTTCTTTCTGCAGAAATACCGGACCATTACTCACAGCAATCGCGACCTAAAATATAGCCCAGAAACGTCCAGGCACCCTATACTAGTTCTGATCCCAGGTCTAACCCGTCGAGCCCACTATGTCTCGCTCTCCTCCATGGAGGTTGATTAGACCAGGGATCAGAATTTAATCCACATATAAATTACAAATGCCGTCCCAAAAATTAAATACCAGGATATCATTTCTGTTGTTGTTAAATCCATATTTTTTCTTTCTAGTTTCAGTTGTAGGCGATTGACTATCCTAGGATCAGAACCGCCTACAACCCTCTTATGAAAGGACAATTAACTTGTCCTCATGCAATATAATACTTGACAATCTTTTTGTCAAGGGATAATGTAGGATAAATTTAACCATACAACGAAAGGATAATACAATGGCTAGATTAAGACTAAATCAAGAGTATCGGAACAAGATTGCTAATCGTATGAGAGTACATCTTGAAAATGAAGATACCCAAGAAAAACAAAAATATAACGAACTAAAAGCGAAGCAAATTGAAATCAATGACAATGCATGGAAAGTTGCTGAAACTATTGTTCGTAGGCATTACACCCCAAGTGATGTTGAGAAAGCAAGATACTTACAAAATAAATTTGAGAATGTAAGTACGATTGCCAAAGATAGTTGCTTTCACTTTAACTATATAGGTGAGGTAGAGGAAAGGGACTATGATAATAATGTTAAAATGGTTGAGAAACCCATAGAGAAACATTTTGATTTTAAATTAAATGGCTCTTATGATTTGGAAAGCAACGATAGTTATAATCGTGATAATGATTATGCTTATGCTTTATTTAGAGATGAATTAAAAGCACAAGAAAATTGCAATCCAGATATTTTAATTGAACAAGATAATAAAGATGAAAACCCACATAAAACAAAATATGTGCAAAATAATAATGATTATCTTGGTAATAAAGATAGTGGCTATGGCAAACAATGGAACGAAAAATATCAATTAGATTTAATTGGTAGAGATTATTGTAGAGATAGGTCTATTGCTTGTAGTAGAGACGAATTTATGATGTTGCAAGAATGGAAAGCCGAAAAGGGCAGATTTGTTATGGCACATTATAAATGGATTAAATCTATTTTAAATCAGATGAAAGAAATCAAAATAGGTTTAAAAGGTTATAAATATTTAGATGAGGCAATAGAACTTGCAACCGAACTTGGTTTAAATATTTCTGACCATGAAATTATTAGAACTAACTCAACAGGTCTAGTAATTTATAATCCAAAAAATCTTGCTGAAAGAATAAAAGGTATGAAAAATAAAAACGTATCTAGGCAAGATAAAATTAAAGCAAGATTGTTGTATGAAAAACAACAGGCAGAAAATAGTTTAAATTAACTATTGACAGGGTATCCTATTTAATATAGGATACCCATAGAAAGGATAACAAAATGACAAAAACATTTTATATAACTTACTTTAACAAAAGCAGAAAGAAACACGTCACAAGAAAAGGCAAACATGACGATAAAAGCAAATATGGTGTGGCTAAAAATGGAACTCCATATTATATCTATTATGATTTAGATAGTCATGGATATAGAACAGCAACTCAATCGTGGAAAGTGAGGCACTAATGAATACAATATTATATATAGGTCTAGGATTATTTAGCTTAGGATTAATATTGTTTTTTGTTTCAATGGCAATGGAACGATACTACGATAGAAAATTATGGGAATTAGAGGAAAGGAATAAATACAATGACAAACTTTAACTGGTGCCATGGTCCGAGTTGCCATAAGAAAGAAATACAATCAAGGGTGCGAGGTAGCAAAGGCAATAAAGTATTAAGAACAATTAAGATTAAACCAAATAGATATGGCAATTATCAAAGTGGTATTTGGAATCATTTTTGTAATCAAAGATGTTTAATGGATTATATACAGACACACATACAATCTATAGTTGCCATTGCGCCAAGACGAGAGCCCCTTGAAACACCGATTAATGATCCAGTAAAAGAAACTAGTGAATATGGTTGGAGTAATTGGAACATTGAAAAAAAAGGGGTTGACTCAGGCAACAATATAGGATAATCTGGGAACATGGAAACAAACACAGAAAGAACAGAAAAAAGACATAACAGATTTAATGGCGAGTCTGTTATGTTAACACCAGAAGAAGCAAAGCGACATGATCAAATATTTCTTGATGAACTACAGGCAACGATCGATGATCAAGAGTCTGGGATCACAGGACATTCTAAGCATTGGGAATTAATGCGTAAGAATTTAGATTGGTTCATGAAGAATAATGCCAAGGCTTATATGGTTTTACTAGATTAAAAATTTACCTCTTGCCCCTGGCGCTAACGCGCCAGGGGTCCCAGACCAAATCCAAAAATCAATAAAATCTAACACCCCACCCACCTTTTTTGTACAAAGGGGTCCCACTACTCTAGCGTGTACTGCTTGATTTAAATAGTTAGTCCTGATAAAAACATTTTGGTACCATGGACTTGAATAAGGTAAATATAGAAAAATTACCTGCGGATGTCAGGAGGACTTTCAAAAAACTTCAGGTGATCCATGCAGAAAAAAAGATACAGAATAAAGCGAAGAATGACTTCTTGTCTTTTGTAAAATGCATGTGGCCTGATTTTGTAGAGGGGTCCCACCACAGACACATCGCAGAAAAATTTAATAAATTAGCTACGGGCGAAATAAATCGTTTGATAGTTAATATGCCTCCACGTCATACTAAATCTGAATTTGCATCTTTCTTGCTACCATCGTGGATGGTGGGCCGTGAACCTAAATTAAAAATAATTCAAACAACACACAATGCAGAACTAGCCGTAAGGTTTGGTAGAAAAGCAAAACATCTTATCGACTCGGAAGATTATCAAAAAATTTTTAAAACAACTTTGCAAGAAGATTCTAAAGCAGCAGGACGTTGGGAAACATCACAGGGCGGAGAATACTTTGCAGCTGGTGTAGGTGGAGCTATTACAGGACGAGGCGCGGACTTACTCATCATTGACGATCCACATTCGGAACAAGATGCGTTATCACCTACAGCATTAGACTCGGCTTATGAATGGTATACATCAGGTCCACGTCAACGTTTACAACCCGGTGGTAAGATTGTCTTGGTAATGACAAGATGGTCTACAAAAGATTTAACAGCAAAATTAATTGCTAATCAAAAAGAACCAAAATCAGATCAGTGGCACGTGGTCGAATTTCCGGCACTCATGGACCACGGACCAGTGTGGCCAGAATATTGGAACACGGAAGAGTTAGAGAAAGTAAAAGCTTCATTGCCTGTTGGTAAATGGAACGCGCAGTGGATGCAACAACCAACGAGTGAGGAAGGAGCAATATTAAAACGGGAGTGGTGGATGAAATATGAGTCTGATGATATTCCAGCTTTACAACACGTTATACAATCTTACGATACTGCCTTTCTTAAAAAAGAAAAAGCTGACTATTCAGCTATTACCACGTGGGGTGTATTTTATCCAAATGAAGATAGTCCAGCTAATTTACTACTTTTAGATGCTCTAAAAGGTAGGTATGAGTTCCCTGAATTAAGACGTTTAGCTTTACAGCAATACGAATACTGGAAACCAGAAACAGTTATCGTTGAAGCAAAAGCATCTGGACTTCCGCTCACATATGAGTTAAGACAGATGAATATACCGGTGATTAATTTCACACCTAGCAAAGGTAATGATAAACATGCTAGAGTGAATGCCGTAGCACCTCTTTTTGAGTCTGGAATGATATGGGCGCCAGATCAAAAATTTGCAGAGGAGGTGATTGAGGAATGTGCAGCATTTCCAAACGGAGATCACGACGATCTTGTGGACTCTACAACACAAGCGATCATGCGATTTAGACAGGGTGGTTTAATCTCACATCCTGAAGATTATGTAGACGAGAAAAAAGACCCTACACCGAAGAGGTATTATTAATGAGTAAAATAAAATTTGGCATAGGGGCACTTGAAGCAGCAAGAGATAATTACAAAATATTATTTGATAGATTAGTTAGAGGTTACAAATCTGTCGTGGGTAAAGATCCAGAGGGTTTAGATTTATTAAAAATAAAACAAGAAGCAAAACAAAGAGCAGATGAGTCTGCTAAAGTTGTGGATATGAAGAATAAAACTTTAGATCCATCAAAACCTATTATGGGCGGCACACAAGAAGGAGCTGCAAATTTAGCAACTTTAAATCGTGCGATCGACGATGCATCACCAGGATTTTCTGGTGATAGAAAAGTTGATGCAGAATTAGTTGCAGAGAATCTAGCAGAACGTATGGGTAAGGTGTATGACGATCTTCCAATAAGAGAGAGATTAAAACTTTATGATCAAGCTTTTCAAGGTTTGACTAAAAAAAGATTTGATCCAGATGGTATGGCACAAGGTGGCCTTGCAGGTTTTGCCGGTGATCAAAGATTTGGTTTTAAAAAAGGTGGAATGTCTAGAAGAGATTTTATGAAAATTATAGGTGGACTTGCAACACTACCTGTTGTTGGTAAATTTTTTAAAGCTGCAGAACCGGTAGCTAAAGTTGCAACTAAAGCAACTGAAGGAGTTAAAATTGGTTTAGATAAATTTATGATGTTAGTAGATAAAATTAAAAGATCAGGTCAACCAGCTCCAGGAAGAAGAACTCAAGATTTACAAGAGATTACTACTTATAAAGGTAAAGATGGTAGTGAGTATGAATTAACAGAGGATCTTGCTACAGGAGATTTAACAGTTACAAAAGATAAACCAGGTATGGCTATGAGTGGTGATAAAGCTTTTGAAACAATTGATGATAGAACAATTATGGAATATAAAAAAGGTCAACCAGACGTAGACCCTGATGCTCGAACAGCTTTCACAAGTGCTGATGAATACGAAGAAGGTAGAGCGATAGCAAATCAAGATGGGACGTTTGATGATATTGACGAGATAGATGATAGAGTTGTTACAGAAATTTTAGAAGAAATTAAACCATCTAAAATTAAAAAAGCAGGTGGCGGTCTAGCTTACATGCTGGGAGAATAATGAGAATAGCAGAATACAAACAAATGATGGCGTATCTTATGCGACCTAAATATCAACGTGGTGGATATGTTAGATTAAAAAATGGTGGTTTGTTAGAAGAATATTATGGTAAAAGTAAATTAGCATATCAGAAGGCTGTTGATGATGGGTTTCAGGGAACTTTTGAAGAATATCTAAGACTTATATCACCCACAAAAAGTTTTGCTGATGGCGGCTTTGTACAAAAACAAATTAATGAAATTAACAGATTAATTAAAAACACAAATTTAAATCAATCTGAGATTGCTGAAGCTGTTAACAAAAAATTTCCTAAAGAAAAACCTTTAGAAGGTTATAACGTTACCCACTATGGACGAAAATATTTTAATGTTCCCGCACGTGCACCCTTAAACGAAAAATATAAAAAAAGATTTACATTTAGAGAGAGAAAAGGAAAACTTTTAACAGACATTTTAGAAAAAGAAGATCTAGTAGAATCAATTAAAAAAGACGTTGCAAATAAATTAACAAAACAACAAATAGTAGATAAATATAGAATTGGTGGAAAAGGAGAAAAACTTTTACCATCCGGTGTAAAACAAATTGGAAAAGGCACACTAGAAGAAATTTACGAAGAATTAGATATAGTTAGAGGCAGAGCAGATTTAAGAAAAGTAGATATTAACACGCCAGAAAACAAAAAAAATTTAAAAAATATAAAAAAATTTTTTAGCGATCCCAAACTCTCAAGAGCTGAAGCTTATGATAAAACTGGTTTATCTCGAGGTCAGGTAGATAAATTACTTGCAACATATAAACAACAAAAAGGAGAACCTTTAATTATAAATAGAAGAGCACTAGGAGTGCAGTTTGAAGGTGCTGGACAAGAAAGAGATGTTTTTAAACAAAAAACAAAAGAACTACAAAAATTTCAAACCTTTTTAAAAAAATATAAAAACAAACCACTACGAAGTGGAACTGTTGAATTAGCAAAAGCAATTAAAGAATTTGGTACAAACCCTGTTGGTTTTCAACAAAACCTGTCAATGTTAAGAAAAATATACAAAGGTCAAGAACGTCCTGGTTTTAAAATTGATAACGAATTAAAATCAATAATAGGTAAGTTTCCAATTTCTACAGGGTTAACTGCAGATGTATTGATAGAAGCAGGATACACTCCAAAACAAATTAATAAATTAAATCAAGCTCAAGCGATAATTAGAAAATTAGATGCAAATCAAGGTGCTTTTTTAAATCAATTAGAGCACAAAGTTCCAAAAGCTGTTGCCTCTGAATTATTAAACAAAGGTCAAATTACTCAAGCGCAGTACAGAGATATTATAGGAAGAATAACTCCTGTAACCACCGATCTTAATCAATGGAAAAAACAATATGACCTACAAAGATTAATGAATGTAAAAAATTATTTAGCATCAAATATGGAGGCAGATGATTTAAAAAAATTTAATGAAGTAGAAAATGATATAATAAAAACAGCTAAAAAAATTTCTGGAGGATATGATATTGGAAAAATAGAAATAAACGCTGATGGAAAAATAAATCTTATTTCCCCAGATGAAGTTTTTAAAACTAAACAAGTTCAAGGTATAGGACCAGGATCACGTTCATTAATAGATTACTATAAAAATATAAAATACCACAACATACTTGCTAAAAAATACAATACAAATAAAAGTGACGATGCGTTTGGAACTTTAAGAGCATATAGAGCTGGAGCCGACGTGCCTATTTTTAATGAAAAAATTACTAATGAAATTTCTAAATTATCTTCGTCTGAAGATTTTACAAAATACTTAACTAAAAATACTGACGGTCCTTTATTTAAAGGACTTACAAAATTAGTTAGCCCTCAAATGAGACGTAACCTTTTAGGCGCAGGAAAAGTTGGAGGAGCTACAACTTTAGCAACTTTAATTCCTAGTATGTTATTAGCAAAAACACCGGAAACAGCAGGTGAACCAGGCGCAAAAGAAGTAACAAGTATGTTACCGACTGCAGTGGGAGCAGGTGCAGGCGCAGCGGCTATTGGAACTAAAACAGGTAGAAATATTTTAAAAAGAGCAGGTAGAACTATTTTTGATAAAGGTATAAGACCTTTAGGAACAAGAGCAGCTGGATCACTACTTGCTGCAGATCAAGTTAGAAGAAACATACAATCAGGAGAAAATGTTGCTGATGCGGTGGTTGATCCTTTGGTTGGTTTAGAATTATCTTTTCCTGGTTTGTTTAAAGAAAATCTTGCAAAGATTACAACAAACCCAACAGCTCAAAGAATTTTAAATCTAGGTAGGTTTGCTAGATTAACAACTCCAGTTGGACTTGGTATCACTGCAGCAGGGTTAGCTGTCGACGTTGGAAAAGCAATTTATAAACGAAAACAATTATTAGACTCCATGACACCAACACAAAAAGATGTTTTTTTAGCTCAAGAGTATGAAGATTTAGGTGGGATAGCTGGAGAGGGAGCAGCGGCAGGTGGTTTAATTGGTAAAAAATCAGGACCACCACCAGAATCAGGACCTACACCACAGGGCTTGGATTATTTAATTAAACGTGGTAGAAGATCGTAGGAGTTTAAATGGCAGATATAGATAAAGGACTTCCTAACACTCGTACCGAGGTCAAAGTTCCAGGCGAGGATGTAGAAGTTAAAGAAGAAATTGTTGAACAGAAACCCGTTGAAGTAACACCCGAAGAAGACGGTGGGGCCACTATCAACTTTGAACCAGGTGCAATTAATATTCCTGGAACAGAAGCACACTTTGATAATTTAGCAGATATTTTACCTGATGATGTTTTAGAACCACTCGGCAACGAGATGAAAACTAATTATCAAGATTATAAAATGTCTAGAAAAGATTGGGAAAAATCTTACACAGATGGTTTAGATCTTTTAGGATTTAAATACGAAAACAGAACAGAACCTTTTCAAGGAGCTTCTGGTGCAACACACCCTGTACTAGCAGAAGCCGTAACACAATTCCAAGCTACAGCTTATAAAGAATTATTGCCAGCAGATGGACCAGTTAGAACACAGATACTTGGTAACCCTACACCACAAAAAGAGGCACAAGCAAATCGTGTAAAAGATTTTATGAATTATCAAATTATGGATCAGATGAAAGAATACGAACCAGAGTTTGATTCAATGTTATTTCATTTACCACTAGCAGGTTCTACATTTAAAAAAGTTTACTATGACTCAATGATAGGTAGAGCTGTTTCTAAATTTATTCCTGCAGATGATTTAATTGTACCATACACAGCAAATAGTTTAGATGAAGCAGAGTCTATTATTCATGTTATAAAAATTTCTGAAAATGATTTACGAAAACAACAAGTAGCTGGATTTTATGTAGATATAGATTTAGGTCCACCAGCTATGTCAACAAACGATGATGTTTCTAAAAAAGAAAAAGAATTAGAAGGCACTAAAAAATCTGGAAAACAACAAACAGTATATACTCTTCTTGAGTGTCATGTTGATTTAGATTTAGAAGGCTTTGAAGATATTGGTGCAGATGGGGAACCATCTGGTATCAAGCTACCTTATATCGTAACAATCGAAGAAGGTAGTGGAACAGTTCTTTCTATAAGAAGGAACTATGCGCCCAACGATCCAAAAAAACAAAGAGTCCAATATTTTGTCCACTTTAAATTTCTGCCAGGACTAGGATTCTACGGATTTGGATTGATACACATGATTGGCGGATTGAGTAGAACTGCAACGGTCGCTCTCCGCCAATTATTAGATGCAGGAACATTATCTAATTTACCTGCAGGATTTAAACAAAGAGGTGTAAGAG